GTGAGCAAAACACGAGCCGACGAGACGAACAACTGTCATCTCATTATCGCACGCCGACTCGCGCGAACGCTCATGAACACGCACCAACTGGTGGTGGGTGCCCTGATCGTGGCGAAGGAGGTGAAACACATGGGAAGGAACCGTAAGCAGACGTCTGCGAAGGTGGTGTCCAAGGCGTCGAAGATTCTGACCGATGGCCGTTATGGCAAGGACTCGAAGTCTGTTGCCGCGTCAGCGTTGGCGCAGACCAAGCCATCTAAGCGCAGCAAGTAGCCGTACACAGCCCACTCGGTTTCGACACAGTTCGGGCCGGGTGGGTGGAGGCGGAAGTGCTGGTGGCCATCGGCACTGACGTTCTCCGAAGCCTGAGCGTGATTGTTCGGGAGCTCATCTGGCGGATGAGCGACCTCCACAGCGAGTGCTGGCTGTGGTTGTAGACAAATGAACCACTAGTGAGACCTGCTCTGGGAGCGCTCGGCGGGTCACCTCACCCAAACCTCTTTGCTGAGGGGCGGGTGGGGTGGCTCGCCTTTGTCGTCTTCCAAGTAGTTCTCACCAGTGATCTGAGCCAAACAGATCAGGTCTCCAAATCACCGGGATTCCCGGAGAAATGGAGATCCTTCGATGAAGGTCACCTTCAAGCACGAAGCAGACAACAACAAGAATCAGTCCATCACTGACACTTTCGACATTGACCCTGGCGAGTTCGCTCTCATGATCGCAACCCACCGGCAGCAACGCGCCGCCGCTACTGGTGTTCCGCTCGACCAGGTTAAGCCCTGCACACCGCAGAAGATTCTGGACGAGTTGTGGAACGCAGAAGAAGCGGCCACGCATCAGGCGGTTCGCGCCGATCGCGGCAAGGGTAAGAAGAAATGTACGTGTGGGGCTGGGTGCGGTCCTCGACGTGGATGCCGCGTCCCGAATAACAAGCCGTTTTCGTATGAGCAGATGCTCGAGATCGATCTTGACCCTGCTTCACCGGGTATCAGCGCTGAAGACCAGGTCATCGAACGCGAGGATAGTGTCGAGCGTGCTTGTGATCTCGAGGTGATGCGTGACATTATCGCTGGTTTGGATCCTCAGCATCGTGAGGTGATGACGCGTCTGCTTGCAACCGACAAGCTCAATCAGGCGCAGGTGGCGCGCGATATGGGGTTGACCCGTGCTCGGGTATCGCAGCTGGTGGCAGAGGTAAAACCGCTGATCCGGCAGGCGGTTGAGGAGGCCCGATTTAACACTTCGAGCGGTGTCGGCAGTGGGGTGAAGGGAGAAGCCAACCGGGCTGCTCCCACAAATGAGGAAGAAAGGTAAGCCCGATGGCTCGACATAGTCTCAAGCTTCATATTGCCCGGCATATCCCTGACGACCCCGGAATCGTCGCCACCAAGAATGTGACGCTGCGTGAACGGCTCATGCGCCTACTGCTTGGTACCCCGCGCAAAGTCATGATTCTCGTTCCCGGTGACTCGGTCAAGCAGATCGACATCACCGAAAACACCGATGACGACCTCATGGCCCTGGCCGATGCTCTCAAGGCGGGTGAATCCAAATGATGATGCCGGAAATTAACGCCTTCATTCGTGATGGAAACCAGACGATGCGATCGCTCGCCGATTTGCTTGCGCGGGCTCAGCAGATCGTTGAGGAGAGCTTCGAAGACCACGCAGGAATGCCTGGTGAACGCCCGGAGCTTGCCCTGCAGATCAAGGAACCCTTCGGAACCATCCCAGCCACGCACGCCCAGCCAGAACTACTTGCGGACGAGCCAGAGGTTGAACCTGAACCGACGGTGACGTTGGAAGAAGTACGTGCTTTTCTTTCCGAGCTCTCAGCGCAAGGTCACACGGCAAAGGTTCGTGAGCTGATCGTCGAGGCTGGTGCGGACAAGCTCTCAGCGGTGGATCCGTCGAAGTACGGGTGGCTGCTGGATCGGGCGAAGGAGATTGCTGATGGCACCGTCTGATCACGCACTCCTCTCAGCTTCTGGTGCTCACCGGTGGCTCAACTGCACCCCCTCCGCCCGCCTCGAATCCGATGAGCCAGAATCCACGTCTGCGGCTGCCGAGCAAGGCACCGCAGCACACGCCCTCGCCGAGCACAAACTCCGCCGCGCTTTGAAGCAGCGCTCGAAGCGGCCAGTCTCAACTTGGATTGATGACGAGATGGAAACCTTGACTGACGACTACGTCGCCTACGTCCAAGAACACATCTCGCTGGCTCGGGAGACCTGTGGGGATCCACAGGTGCTCATCGAGCAGCGCCTGGATTTCAGCCATGTGGTTCCGGGAGGTTTTGGCACCGGGGATTGCGTGATCATCGCCGAACCTACCTTGCAGATTATTGATCTGAAGTACGGGCAAGGTGTGTTGGTTGAGGCTGAGCGTAATCCCCAGTTGATGCTCTACGCTCTCGGAGCCCTTCACACTTTCGGCGACCTGTACGACATCGAGCGCGTAGCGGTGACGATCTACCAGCCACGTCGGGGCAACGTCGACACCTGGGAAATCTCCGTCACTGAACTCGAGCACTGGGCCGAAGCGGAAGTGAAACCGAAGGCTGAGCTGGCAGCGGCTGGCGAGGGTGAGTTTTGTCCGGGCTCGTGGTGTCAGTTCTGCAAGATTGCACCCACGTGTCGGGCGCGAGCTGAAGCCAATCTTGCGCTGGCCAGGTTGGAGTTCGCCCCGCCAGCAGAACTGTCCGACAGCGAGATTGCCGACGTGCTGGCCCGGATTCCGCAGCTCAAAACCTGGGCGGCGGATGTCGAAGCATACGCGCTCTCCCAAGCGGTGAACCAGGGCGTGGTCTTTGAGGGGTTCAAGCTCGTAGCCGGACGGTCGATACGCAAATACACCTCCGAAACCGATGTCGCTGCAGCGGCTGAGGCGGCTGGATATAGGGACATCTGGGATCGCAAGCTCATCACCCTCACAGCCATGGAACGCCTCATGGGCAAACCCGCCTTCAACGAGATCCTCGGTGACCTCGTGACCAAACCTGCAGGCAAACCCACGTTGGTTCTTGCATCCGATAAACGGCCAGCGCTTGACCTGGTGAGTGCAGCCACCGATTTTCAACCAAACAAGTAACTAGTAGAAAGAAGAATGATTATGTCAACGACTAACACAACTCGTATTGTGACCGGCGAAGTTCGCCTATCCTACGCACACGTGTGGGAGCCGAACTCCATCCAGGGAGGCAAACCGAAGTACTCCGTCTCCCTAATTATCCCGAAGTCCGATACTGCCACGATTGCGGCGATCGAGAAGGCCGTGGATGCAGCGATCGACGCCGGAACGGCCAAGTTTGGTGGCAAGCGCCCCAACAAGGCCGCCCTCAAGTTGCCGCTGCGCGATGGGGATATTGAGCGTGACGACGAAGCCTACAAGGGCGCCTACTTCCTCAACGCCAACTCCCTGACCGCTCCGCAGATCGTCGATCAGAGCGTCGCCCCGATCCTGGACCGCGCCGAAGTGTACTCGGGCTGCTACGCACGCGTATCCCTGTCCTTCTATGCGTTCAACACAAACGGCAACCGTGGTATCGCCTGTGGACTGGGCAATATCCAAAAGACCCGCGACGGAGAAACCCTTGGCGGTGGACGAGTTTCCGCTGAGACCGACTTCGGTGCCTTCGCCGCTGATGACGATTTCCTGAAGTAACCATCCCCACACGTGGAGGGAATCAGCACATCTTGTTGGTTCCCTCCACTTTTCCTCTATGTGAAAGGAACCTCGTCATGCGAACACTCTTCTGCGATATTGAATCTTTCAGCCTCGCCCAACTCGCTAAGACAGGCGTTTACCCGTATGCCGAGCACCCAGACTTCGAGCTGCTCCTGTTCGGCTATTCGATTGACGGCGGCCCGATCGAGGTGGTGGATCTCGCCAACGGACAATCTATACCCGACGAGGTTCTGGCGGCTTTAGTTGATCCGTCCGTCGTGAAGTGGGCGCATAACGCCGCCTTCGAGCGAGTCTGCCTGTCTGCCTGGCTACGCACTCATCATCCAGAGCTTCTCGCTGATGGGTTTCTTGGCCCAAGGCAGTGGCGTTGCACCATGATCTGGTCGGCCTACCTTGGTCTTCCGATGAGCCTCGATGCAGTAGCCACAGTTTTGAAGCTTGACGTCCAAAAAGACACAGTAGGCAAGAAGCTGATCAAGCAGTTCTGCACACCCGCCACACCCTCAGTCCTGAACGGCGGCAAACGCAGGAATCCACCATCAGCTGACCCGACCGGGTGGGCGAGGTTTATTGATTACAACCGTCGTGATGTCGAAGTCGAGCTTGCCATCCACGACAGACTGGCTTGTTTTCCGATGCCGGAGTCCGAATGGGACACCTACACGCTCGACCAACGCATTAATGATGCTGGGATTCTTCTCGACCACACGCTGGTTGATAACGCGGTCGGGGTGGATGAGCACCACCGCAACGCGACACTCGCTCGGGCACAGACATTGACTGGGTTGGAGAATCCGAACTCGCCCATCCAACTCAAACAATGGCTCGCATCGCGTGGCTGCGTGCTGGATTCGTTGGCAAAGGCCGAGGTCGATGCCGCCCTCGACACCGCGACTGGCACGGTGAAAGAAGTCCTCGGACTTCGCGGCGATCTAGCAAAATCAAGCGTCAAGAAATACCAAGCCATGCAAAACGTCGCAGGCAGCGACGGTCGAGCACGTGGGCTGATCCAGTTTTACGGCGCAGGACGCACCGGACGTTTCGCCGGACGCCTCGTCCAAGTCCAGAACCTCCCCAGGAACTATCTGCCTGATCTTGACCAAGCCCGAACGCTCGTCAGAACAGGCAACCTCGAGGCACTTGAGCTTCTGCACGAGTCCGTGCCCGACACACTTTCACAGTTGATCCGCACCGCGTTTATCCCTTCACCTGGGCACAGGTTTATCGTTGCTGATTTCTCTGCAATTGAAGCGCGTGTCATCGCCTGGCTAGCAGGAGAAACAACCACCCTGCAAGCCTTCCGCGAAGGTAAAGACCTCTATTGCGAAACCGCGAGCCGTATGTTCGGAGTGCCAGTAGAGAAGCATGGCGTTAATGGTGAGCTTCGGCAGAAAGGAAAATTAGCAGTTTTGGCTTGTGGTTTTGGCGGCTCAACGGGCGCTTTGGAGCGCATGGGAGCACTCACCATGGGACTCGCCGAGCACGAACTCAAACCCATCGTCGACGCATGGAGAGCCGCCAACCCACACATCGTGGCCCTCTGGGCCGGCGTCGAAGAAGCAGCTATCGCCGCGATCGCGTCTCGTCAGTCAATCCGGCTACGGAATCTGCGATTCAGCGTCGAAGCCGGAATCTTGTTTATTGAGCTGCCCTCGGGTAGGCGGTTGGCGTATGTGAAGCCGCGTCTGGGCGAGAACAGGTGGGGCGGCACCTCCATCACCTACACCGGCACCACCACAGCACGCCGCTGGGGACAGCTCGAAACCTACGGCGGAAAACTTACCGAGAACATCGTTCAGGCGATCGCTCGTGATCTGCTCGTCACGGGCATGCACGCAGTCGCCAAAGCCGGGCATCAGATTGTGATGCATGTTCACGACGAGATCGTCATCGACGAACCCGAAAATTCCGGCTTCACCGCCACTGGTGCTTGCGAGCTCATGTCCACGCTCCCAGCATGGGCCGAAGGTTTGCCGTTGGATGCGGATGGGTATGAGTGCGCCTATTACCGTAAGGATTAGCTGTTGATTGTCCAGATGGGATCTTGTTTCCAGCTGGGGCTGGCACCTATGTGCGTTAGATCGACGCCAGGAATTTCGGTGGGGAAACTGTCTAGGACGTCGCTGATGGCCTGTATTTCAGCGGTGAAATTTCCTCGTCGCAAGAGGAACGCGGTGAGCACCAACGCGGTGTATATACGTCCTGAAGAATGTGTCACGGCCGATAGCGTTTGGTCGTTGCGGCGGTGTTTGACCAGTGGACGGATGACGAGTCGCTTGTTCCATAGTCTGGCGTGATGGGCGCATATGTTACGAATGAAATTCGCAGTGCGCATCCATGATTCCAACTCGTCGGCACGTGCCAAGTACTTGTCAGCAATGCGACGACGCTGTTCGAAGGGAGCCAACGAAAACAGGGTCACGAGTTGTCCGAATTCGAGGATCTCGGTGGCCACCCACACCGGCAAACGGCCGTCGTGGGTCTGGTTGTAATGCGTGACGAAATCTTCTGTAGAGCGCGACTGCGTTTGGGCTAGCTTCTGCGTGAACAGTACTGCGCGGCGATGCATTGCGCCTGACGGCCAAATCCGTTCGAGGTCGAGGTGAATGAACGGATCGATCTCACCCAGCACGTGCCCCACGTCAACTCGCAGGCACACCTCCAGCTTGCATAGCGCCCGCCACACAGCAAGACGCAGTTGTTCGTCAAACTCGTACAGCTCAATCGCGTGATGCATACGTGTGCCGGGAACGAAACGATCTAAACGCCGCCGAGGTGAGCCTTCGGGAGCTGGCTGGCGCAGCGGGTAGGAGTATCCCGAAAGCCGGTAATAGCCGACAGTAGATAACTCGCGGCGGTAATCACCGGCATCCAATAGGCCACGACGAGTGAGGATATTGATTTGCTCATCGATACTGACCCACGGTTTGTCGACCACCAGCCCACCTGCTTCCAAAAACATGAAGACCGGCTCTGACCTGTCTCGGAAACCGATACAAGCGAGCCGGTACTAGTGGTAATCACTATACCGCGAAAACAGCGACAGAATCAAGAACTCGGCGAAGTATCACCATCAGAGAAGAAAGCTTATCCAAGACCGCTAAGAAACGAGAACCGACCCTGTGCTCCCACCGAGGCGGGCAGCGGAACCGGTCATGTTGTCTAAAAGACCACCGTGTCGGCACCGCTGTAGCAAGAGAATGATGGTTCTTCCACACAGAGCACTCGAGAAATTTGTCTATGCCCCGGCGAGAATACCTGCCAGATTGCTCTAACAGATAGCGCTCCACCGGGGCTTCAACACCAATCGTGCCAGAACGAGAAGCGATTGAGTACCCGTGATTTAACACTTTCTGGTTCGTCGGCAGTGGGGTGAGGCCCTTAACCCTTGTGCCGACCGGCACGACTTTTTCTCGACGGGGTCTCGGGAAGGAACCCCGCCATGGGAAACCAGATTCAAACATTCACCAACGACGTGTTCGGCACCATCCGCACTATCACCAATGATGGTCAGATCCTTTTCTGCGGCAAGGATGTCGCCACCGCGCTCGGCTACCAGGATCCGACGAACGCGGTGAAGCTGCACTGCAAGGGGGTGGCAAATTACCACCCCCTTGAGACCGCTGGCGGAATCCAGCAGGTCCGCTTCATTACCGAGGGCGACCTCTACCGCCTCATCATTTCTTCAAAACTCCCGGCAGCACAGAAGTTCGAAGCCTGGGTGTTCGATGAGGTGTTGCCGACGATTCGCCGCCACGGCATGTACGCATACGACGAACTACTCGCTGACGATGAGTTCCTGGAGCATGCCATCGCCACTCTGCGGGCCGAGCGAGCCAAGCGCCTCGCCGCAGAGCAATCCCTGTTGGAGGCGGCACCGAAAGTCTCGTACTACGACGTCGTGCTGCAGTCCGATTCGTTGTTGACGACGACGGCGATTGCGAAGGACTACGGACTCTCCGCGAAGAAGCTCAACCGAATCCTGCGTGATGCTCACGTGCAGTTCCATCAGTCGGGCCGGTGGTTCCTCTACGCGAAGTACGCCGAGCAGGGCTACACCCAGTCCAAGACTCACGAATACGACGAAGGCCAGACCCGCACCCACATGTACTGGACCCAGAAGGGGCGCTTGTTCATCTACGACCTGCTCAAGAACAAGCTCGGCATCCTTCCGGTGATTGAGCGTGAAGGTCAGGTGCAAGCATGAGCGCCACGACACTCGATATTGGGTTTTCGAAGAAAAACACCGAAGGCTATCTGGACTTAACGAGCTACCACGCGCTCAAGAAGCTGCAGCGCGAACAGTTCGGCTACCGGCCCTTGGTTTATATCTGCTCACCGTATTCGGGCGACGTGCAAGCGAACGTTGAGCTCGCCCGCCAATTCTGCGAGCTCGCAGTAGCGGCAGGCAAGATCCCGTTCGCCCCGCATCTGCACTATCCGCAGTTCATGGATGACGCCGATCCCGATCAGCGCGAGTTGGCGATGTTCTTCAACAGGGTGTTGCTCGCTAAATGCGAAGCCCTGTGGGCATACGTGGGTCACGTTAGCCCTGGTATGCGCCTGGAGATCGGCTGGGCGCGAGACCTCGAGTTGCCGATTAAGTACTTCGATTCTGATTTCAAGGAGGTCACCCCATGACCACGCCCTTCACCTTGTTCGCTGCCGCGGTTACCGGTGTGCAGAACAATAACCACTACCCGAACCCACATCAGGTCATTGACGCGGCATCCCTAAGCGTGGTCGCTGGCTTTGATCACGTGGCAGCCACCTACGTGAATGACCGCCGCTCAACTGCAGCGTTCATGTCTTCGGATTGCGTGGTGATGGATATCGATAACGACCATACAGAAACCCACACCGACTGGATCACGCCTGAGAAGCTCGGCGAGTTGATGTCTGGTGTGGAGTTCATGACCGCCACCTCCCGCAACCACATGAAGGCGAAGGGCGTGCTCTCCGCCCGGCCACGTTTCCACGTCTACTTCCCAATCCACACGATCACGAACGCGGACGAATACGCGGGATTGAAGCATCGCCTGGCATCGCGCTTTGGTTTCTTTGATCGCAATGCCCTGGACGCAGGACGCTTCATCTACGGGGCGTCGAACGCTGTGGTGACGGCGCATGAGGGCGACCAGTTGCTCGATGCATGGCTGGACGCGGCTGACGAGATCGACGTGTTCGCCGCCTTCGACGCCTCAACATTGGTCATTGGTGAAGGCTCCCGTAATGCCACGCTCTCTCGCTTCGCCGGGCGGGTCCTCATCCGCTACGGGCAGACCGATCAAGCACGAGACCTCTTCGACCGCAAAGCCAACCTCTGCGAACCACCGCTCAACGAGGGCGAACTGCAGACGATCTGGAACTCGGCATGCAGGTTCGCTTCGAAGGTCGCCTCCGACCCGAGCTATCTGCCACCAGAGGCGTATGAGGCGTTAGCAGGTTTACGTCCGGATGATTTTTCCGATGTCGGTCAGGCAGACACATTGGCTGGCGAGTATGCGAACAAGATCCGCTACTCACTGGCTACCAAGTGGCTTGTCTACGACCATGGCGTGTGGGATGAGAACGACCTGTCCGCACAAGGAGTGGTTCAAGAACTGACTTCTCGTCAACTTGAAGAAGCACAACACCTTATCGCCACAACATGGCAAGACATGGTTTCTACCGGTGCTGACGTGGTGATGGCATCGGCTTCATCGAAAGCCCGCGGCCTAGCAAAACTCAACCCCGCCCAAGTCGCAGCATTCAAGGCGTGGGATGAATCCAAAAGCTATCACAAGTTCGTTCTCTCCAGGCGTTTGTCACGCAATATCACGGCCACGTTGAAAGAAGCCGGGCCGATCTTGCAGGTACGTGTCCGTGACCTCGACGTCGACCCCTACCAGCTCAACACCCCGGCAGGTACCTGGGATCTACGCGACAGTAGTAGCCACGAGCACAATCCCGCCGATCTGCTGACTAAGCAGACCGCTGTCGGCCCCAGCGATGAGGGTGCACAGATCTGGGCCGACGCGCTTGACGTCTTCTTCCAAGGAGACGTCGAGTTGATTGGTTACGTGCAGCGCATTGTGGGGTTGGCGGCGATCGGACAGGTTTTCGTCGAAGCGCTCGTCATCGCTTACGGGGACGGGCGAAACGGCAAATCCACGTTCTGGAACACCATCGCCCGCGTGTTGGGGACGTATTCGGGCACGATCTCAGCCGACGCGCTCACAGTCGGGGTGCGTCGCAACGTCAAACCCGAACTCGCCGAAGCCAGAGGCAAACGTCTCTTGATCGCGGCTGAAACCGAAGAAGGCATGCGCCTATCAACCTCGAACGTCAAACAGCTGGCTTCGACCGATCAGATCTCGGCAGAGAAAAAGTTTAAGGACCCCTTCGCCTTCACCCCCTCCCACACGCTGGTCTTGTACACGAACCATTTGCCGCGTGTGGGAGCCATGGACGCAGGCATCTGGCGGCGTCTGATCGTCATCCCGTTCAACGCCACCATCGAAGGCGACACGGATGTGAAGAACTACGCCGACCACCTCTACGAACACGCTGGCGGAGCAATCCTTTCCTGGATCATGGAGGGAGCGCGCCTCATTCACAGTGAGGGATACAAGCTCACTCCGCCGCCTCAGGTGGTTCAAGCCTCGCAAGCATATAAGGAGGATAACGACTGGTTCTCGCAGTTCCTTGAGGACTCGTGCGACGTCGAGGACGGATTATCGGAGAGGGCTGGTGACCTCTATCAGACGTATCGGGCGTGGGCGCAAAACACCTCAGGATGGGCGCGCCCGATGGTCGACTTCAACGCCGCATGCGAACAAGCAGGATTCGAGCGCAAGAAAACCAAGTCCGGTATCCGCGTCTACGGGCTGGCCCTGACCAGCGAATTCAACAGCTGAAAGTTATGAGGGTGCAGACCGGTGCAACCCGTTTTCCTACCTTACGCATGTGAAATTACATGGTGTTTTTCTCTATGTAAAAGGTTAGGAAATACCCTGCACCACTCTGCACCCCTTGAGAAACCATTCAAGGAGTGACCATGAACGAACGAACCATAGAACACCAACTGAAGAAAGCCATTGAAGCCTCTGGCGGCTTGTGCTGGAAGCTTGTCTGCCCTGGAACCACGGGTGTACCTGACCGGATATGCCTGATGAGAAACCGCGTAGTTTTCGTTGAGCTCAAAGCACCAGGTAAACAACCCAGGCCAATCCAGGTGCGCCGGATGAACCAACTCCGCCAGCAAGGTTTCACCGCTCTGGTTGTTGATTCGATTGACGGCATACAGGAGGTGCTTGATGCACTATCAGCCGCATAACTACCAACGCCAGGCGACCCAGTTCATCATCGACCACCACGAGGCCGCAATCTTCCTTGGGATGGGTTTGGGCAAATCGGTGATCACGTTGACGGCGATCTGGCAGCTCATGCTCGACTACTTCACCATCCACCGAGTCCTAGTCATCGCACCACTGCGGGTAGCCCGCGATACCTGGCCCGCCGAAATAGCGAAGTGGGATCACCTTGACGGGCTCACCGTCGCGGTCGCTGTTGGCACCAAACAAGACCGGCTGAACGCTCTCGCGGCGTCTGCGATGGTGACCATCATCAACCGTGAAAACATCCCATGGCTCATTAGCCAACTCGGGGGGAGCTGGCCGTTCGACATGGTCGTCATCGACGAACTCTCCAGCTTCAAAAACCACCGGGCAAAGCGGTTCACGGCATTGGTGAAAATGCGGCCGCACGTTAAGCGCTGGGTTGGCCTGACCGGAACGCCAACGTCGAACGGGCTGATGGATGTGTGGGCGCAATTCCGTCTTCTCGACGGCGGCGAGCGTTTGGGCAGGTTTATCACTCGTTATCGCGATCGTTGGTTCGTTCCGGATAAGCGCAACGGGATGCAGGTGTTCACCTATAAGCCCCGCGCGGGTGCTGAGGATGAGATCTATGGGGCGATTGGTGACATGACGTTGTCGATGAGAACCACCGACCACCTGCAATTACCGGAATTGACGGTGACAACCACGCTCGTCACGTTGGAGCCGAAAGAGCGCAAGATCTACGAGCAGCTCAAAGCTGACCTCGTCCTCGACCTTGATGGGGCGACGATTGATGCTGCGAATGCTGCTGCGTTGTCGGGCAAGTTGCTGCAGTTGGCATCGGGTGCGATCTACACCGGCGACGGTCAGTGGGCTCCCGTGCATGATCGGAAACTTGACGCTCTAGAAGACCTGTATGAGGCAGCCAACGGCAGCCCGTTATTGGTGGCGTATTGGTTCACTCACGACCGCAAGCGCATCACCGCTCGTTTCCCACAGGCTCGCGAACTGAAAACCTCGGCCGATATCGAGGCGTGGAACAGGGGCGAGATTGCGCTTGGGCTGATTCACCCCGCATCTGCGGGTCACGGTCTGAACCTGCAGGCAGGTGGGCATCTGTTGGTGTGGTTCTCGCTGACGTGGAGCCTGGAGCTTTACCAGCAGACGAATGCGCGCCTGTATCGGCAAGGGCAATCCGAACCTGTGACGATCACGAATCTTGTTGCTGAAGGGACGCTCGATGAAACCGTTCTCAAAGCTCTTGATGCGAAAGACGCTACGCAGGCTGCGTTGATTGACGCGGTCGCAGCAGAAATTACAACCACTGAAAGGACAAGCTCATGCATGTGATGACCAAATACCTCGACACAAGGAAAGCCGCGATCGCCGCTCTGCAGGATTATGCGGTGATGGAACAGATCATCGAGAGTACCGACGAGCAGATCAAGGCGGCTTATGCTGACGCGGCAAGCCCAGCATCCCCACGCATGGACGGCACACCACCATCAGGCGACCTCCACGCTTCGGAGAATCGGATCGTGGCGAGCATTGAGCGAATCGATGCGTACAAGGCTCGCTACCTGCAGGCTCGCCAGTACATGGACTGGTTCTTGCCTGCGTGGGAAGTCATCGCTGAAGACGACCGCTTCATCCTCGAAGGCTTCTTCCTCAGCGAGGGGACGCAAGATGAGAAGGTGTCGATGATCGCCGATCATTTCTACGTCGAGCGTGACACGGTCTATCGGCGCAAGAACCGGGCCCTCGACAGGTTCGCCACCGCCTTGTATGGACAGCTCTAGCGTTAGCCGGTATCCGAAACATGCGATAGAAAACCGCATATCGGTGTGAGAACATGTAAGTGGTTGAAAACTAGGAGAAGCCCCAAGAACCCACACGGGAACTTGGGGCTTCACCATGTTCGGGGAAGGAGCCAGCGATGCCAGTCAAACCCGCCTCCCCGTGCTCCCACCCCGGCTGCCCCGAACTCACCCACGAACGTTTCTGCGAGCAGCACGCGAAGGCAGAAGACGCCCGGTATCGGAAGTATCAACGGGATCCGAAGATCAACCGCCGCTACGGCGCGCGCTGGCGCAAGATTCGCGCCGCCTACATCGCCGCCCACCCGCTCTGCGAAGACTGCCTAGAGGCCGGACGCTACACGCCAGTACAAGAGGTTCACCACATTCTCCCGCTCGAACACTGCGGCACCCACAACTTCAACAACCTCCGAAGCCTGTGCAAGCCCTGCCACTCGCGCCAGACCGCGCTCGATGATGACCGGTGGAGGCAACAACCTCGTGTCTACGCCTACTGACGAGCCCACACGTTGCCCGCTGGCGCGACGATCATCTGGAACCTCAAAGATGCCTACCCGCCTGGCGTTTGCCGAACACGGGGCAACCTCGCGGCGCTGGTGAGGGGTTGGGGCCTTCGAATCTCTCATGCCTTGTCAGAGGTCAGCGGGCGGGGCCAACCGTGCGCAAAGTCCCCGAATCAAACAAGGTATTAACACTTCGGGCTTCGTCGGCAGTACCAGTGAGGGGTGAAATCCCGCTGAGTGTTGCTCGGTTTTCTTGCGCTTTGTCCGTCCGGATTTGGGTTTCCCAGGGACGTACAGGTGAGGGCAAAAAACTCGGAGCTTCTCATCCGGTGTTCTGGATCCCTCTCTGGCAGGTGTTCGCCTGTCTTGAGTTAACAAACTGGTTTCTAAAAAGGAGGAATCATGACAGATCAAATGGTGCTAAAAACACAGCAATGGCTCAATCGCACCTATAGGAGCAAGGCTGGATTCGGTTCAGTCGTAGAGGACGGATATACCGGCTGGGGCACGGTCAACGCTTTGATTCGGGCCCTGCAAATCGAGCTGGGTATTACGACAACGGCGAACAATTTCGGACCGGGAACTATCAGTCGCTTCCAGTCTCGGTGGCCTAACGGCATCCACCAGCAGGATGACGGTGCGCAGGAGACTTCTAATGTGTACGGCATTATCCAAGGTGCTTTGTGGTGTAAGGGATATTCTGCTGGTGCCAGCGATATCACTACGCATTTCTATAGCGGAACTGGAAAGGCCATCAAACAGCTTAAGAGCGACATGGGCATTGGTGGAGATTCCACTGTGACGCTCGACGTCATGAAAGCGCTGTTGTCAATGCAGCAATTCGTCCTGCTTCGCTCTTATGGGGGCATTTCAGCGATTCGGCAAGCACAGCAACAAATCAACCAACAGTATCGCGCTTATACCGGAATCATCCCAACCGATGGACTCTACGGTCGGGAAATGAACACTGCTCTGATTCAGGTCTTGCAAGCCATTGAAGGATTTAGCCCTGCGGAAGCCACAGGTAATTTCGGCAATGGCACCAAAGCGCGTCTAACAATAGTTACACCCAGCAATGCGGCAAGTTTACCGAAGTGGGCTTGGCTAGCTCAGGTTGCTCTAGTGTGTAACCGGATTTCTCCCGATATCTATCCTTCTGCACAAACCGCACTGTCAACGTTCGTTCCGCAATTCCAAGCAAAGTATCAGCTCCCACGAAGCGGGGTGGTCGACTCGACTACATGGATGAGCCTGTTGACCTCGAAAGGTGATCCGAATCGCGCCTGCAAAGCATGCGATACACGCTTCGAGATTACGGCTGAGCGACTCAACCTACTTAAGGCGAACGGCTATGAGATTGTGGGGCGTTACCTGACTGAGCCGAATCAGGATTCAAAAGATCCGTCTGACTATTTCAAAGCAATTCGCCCCGGAGAACTTGAACGCATCACCAACGGAGGAATGAAGTTCTTCCCGATTTTCCAGGAGTACTCAACCAAGCTTCGACATTTCACGCGGGAAAACGGCGCTCGGCACGCGACGCTCGCAAGGCAAGCAGCCCAAAGACTTGGCATTCCGGGAACGTATATCTATTTCGCAGTTGATTTCGACGCGACCGACCCCGAGGTCACAAGTCACATTCTTCCGTATTTCCAGGGTGTGCGTGGAAGCCTGGGAGGCGGATACAAAGTAGGCATCTACGCCTCGCGTAACATTTGTAGCCGCATCATTAAAGCCGGCTACGCTGGAAGCGCGTTCGTCTCGGACATGTCTACAGGATTTTCTGGCAACCTTGGCTTCCCTATTCCTGACGATTGGAACTATGACCAGTTCACTGAAATCAGTGACTACAAGGGTGCTGGTTTTGACCTAGACAGGGTCGCCTATTCAGGACAAGCAGCGGCAGTTGATCATGTTGCTCCTTCGAGTGCCGGTGGCGCTGCGCCCGACACCAGCATTGATTACACCAAGCTGGCTCCGATTGATCTGATCTGGCATTTAGAGAAACGCTTCGAAGAACTTCGTGCCAGTGGCAAGGTTGGAAAAGACTACGTTGCGGGTTCTCATGGTGCGGGAACGCGGATTGCCGTTCCGACTTGGCGTTGCATCCTCAACTATTTAGCAAAAGCCTACCTGCGTGACGGTGGTAGTGGATCTGCGGTGAATTGGTCCGTGTCTGCCGAAAGTTTCAGGAGTGCTGACGCGAGCGTACTCGAGAAGGACGCTGTAGGCAAGAAGATCATCGCTGCCTTGAATCGCTATATTGATAACACGTGGCGGCAATCCATGACCGACAAGACCGGAGAATCGGTTGATCTGGCGCATCTGGCGGCAACAACACTTGGATACACCAACTGGAATGTTATCCCTGATGCGTGGACTGGCTGGGCCGGAGACCTAGCTACTGCCATGGAGAATATTCAGAAAACACTTGAGTGGAATCCCAGTGCGAACCTGGATCAGGTGGCCACAGCTCTAATCGGTCAAGGTAACGATTACCGTCAGCATCCTGGCTTGAAGGGGCTAGTACTTGACAAGAAAAACGACAAGGGAAAATGGGAATCGGTAGGAAACAACTGTAACCGTGACGATCTCTGCTGTGACGGAGATGCCATCGTTATCGCTAACACGCTAGAAAACGGCAACGACTCCAACGCTCATCTTCTGTCAGCAACATTGCGAGAGTACTACAACAATTCCAGCAAACTTGCCAACAGATTCAAGCAGATTGGCTGGAGCTTGGGGGCGAATAATTCCACTGAGGCATATCAGAAAATAAGTGAATATGCCGACTTGGATAGCGCCGTTTTAGGATGGTTCCTGGCTGGATACGTCAAGGAAGAGATTCGTTTGACAGCTTGCCGAAAGCTAGCTGAATTCATCTACCGATAATTGATTTGGTCTTTTCCTTGGTGTGGCGCTTGGGTAAAAACGCTAAACCCAAGCGCTACACCACCAGCAACAAGAGCGCCGATGGCGGGAACGGAAAACTGGCTCAGCAGTTGAGAAAAAGAATCACTATGAACTAACGAGCCGACACCATCGAGTGAAAAGAGAAAAGCTGAGAGTCCGATAAAGGCTCCTGCTGAAAGTTGCAACGCGCGGGCAGATTGAATACCGATGAAATGCTTATTAAAAAGCAGAAGAAGAATCGTGAAACACACATACATGAGTGGCATCAATAAGAAGACCACAAAAAATCTCTGATCCTGATCCTTGCACCGTAGAAAGATGGCGGCGAAAAGCCACGCGCCGACAAAATATGCCAGAGCGGATACAAGAAACACAGATATTTTTTTGATGACCAGTCCCTTCAACTTTTCGCTACACATTTTGATACGGCAACGGCATCAGGAGTTGTATGCCCCAATAAGTTCTCATTCTACAAGAAGGGTTTCCCTGCATTGCTAAGGATAGCGCTGATCGGGCGGATGTTGCGTGAATGCAGGCACGAGGCCTGGTGCGTTGAACCCGACAGTCACGAAAAGGCGCACGGGAGCGCCTATACCAGAGGCTCCCGAGTATCTGTCTGTGGTGTACAGCGTGGTAAGAAGCTACTGGGGGGCGGCTTGGTTATGGGGTTGTTCTGGCGGCTTTCTGGTGAATGCACGGAGCTTTTTGATTGCCCATTCGTAGTGGCTTGATGTGGCTGACACGCAGTAGGAGCCGAGCGAGGTTGTGCCCGTCCACGGGAAATGCGCCTTGGTGAATAACTCCTCGTTGGTGAACTCGCCGATGAGAGCCACTACTGCGGTGTGGCTGTCAGCGAGGTTCTCGCGGATAGCCTCAAGCTCAGTGCCCTGATATTGAGTCCAAATCTCTTGGTTGAGCGTTGGCGTGGTTCGCCACGTGTGAGGAAACGGAAGAAACGGTCGAGGCTGACCCTGGCGGTTGGCGTCGACGAAGCCAAGCAACATGCGCTGCCACTCGTGCAGGTGGGCAAGGACGTCGCGCAGGTTTTTGTCCCGCGCCCAGTGGGCTTCTTTACCGATTTGAGTGATGCTGGGATCAAAATTCGTATGCTGATCGTCGGAACTCATGCCCTCAATGAGGCTGTCCAGTTTCGCATACTGCGCCTCGGCGGCATCCAATAGTTCAGTTTTCGTCTTCGGTCTCGGCACGCCACTAATTGTCTCACAGCAGGAAAGCAGATGAAAACCTATGGCGAAAGACGGAACGAACCGGGGTGGCCGCCGTGTGCGGGCAGGTGCGAAACCCGATCCGCTGAATGCGAAGCTCGCAGCTGGCCGCCCAGCCACGCGGCTTGATGATCCGCTGGGTGAGCCGTTTGACTTTGAAGGCTCAGATATCGGGGATGGTGCGGTGCTTGCTGGTGAGGTGATGCCGGAGCCTGCCGAGTATCTGTCGGAGATTCAGCGTGATGGTAAACCCCTCGGCGCTGACCTCGTCTACCGAGAAACATGGCAATGGCTCGATCAACGTGGCTGTTCCCAGTTCGTCGCACCGCGCTTGATCGAATCCTATGCGCAGGCGTTCGCGCGTTATGTGCAGTGTGAACAGGCGATCTCCAAGTTCGGCTTGCTCGGCAAACACCCAACCACAGGGGCTGCGATCGCATCCCCTTTCGTTGCTATGTCCCAGTCTTTCGGGAAGCAAGCGAACGTGTACTGGTACGAGATTTACGAGATAGTGCGCGCCACCTGCACCAGCGACTACTCAGGTTCGGCGCCGGGTGATGACGTGATGGAGCGCCTGCTGCAAGCCCGCTCCTAACACCCCTTTGATTCTCGTGTGCCTGCCCGAGATGGGTGGGCACTTTTCTATGTCCCGATTCTTTGGAAAGTGAGTGTGTATGTCTGTTACGAAGACTGCTGAGGCCGTGTGTATCGGCCATCCCGATAAGCTCTGTGATTTGATCGCTGACACGATCCTTGACGATATCCTCTACGAGGATCCTGCTGCCCGCGTTGCAGTAGAAGTGATGGCATCTGGCCGCAGGATCATTGTGACTGGCGAGATCACTTCGAAGGTTCGTCCGCGTATTCGTGAGTCGGTGCGTTACGCGCTGGTGAAGGCGGGTTATGTGCCGTGGAAGTTCCTCGTTTTCGTCTGGACACGCCGCCAATCCCCAGACATCAACGCAGGAGTTTCCAAGTCCTTGGAGGCTCGCTTCGGAGACACGAGTGAGTTTGCGTTGCAGGGCGCTGGCGATCAAGGCACCGTCTACGGATACGCCACCAACGAAACCCCGCAGCGTTTGCCATTGCCGCTCGTACTCTCGCATGAGATCTGTGGGCGTCTTGATGACGCCCGCAAGGACGGCACGATCAGCGGTATCAAGTCCGATGGTAAGGCGCAGGTGACGGTTCGCTACGACGCCGCCGGACAACCCGTAGCAGTCGAAACCGTGGTGGTGTCGATCCAACACGACGCTACGAAGACTCTGGACGAGCTTGCGGCTGAGGTCAAAACACTGATCGTCGCACCCGCGTGTAAGCCGTATCTGCCAATTAGCGCTGACACCGAGATTCTGGTGAATCCCTCGGGCTTGTTTACGGTGGGTGGTTCAAAGGCAGACACGGGGCTCACTGGTCGCAAGCTGATGGTCGACACTTACGGCGGTCTCGCCCCACATGGTGGTGGGGCGTTCTCGGGTAAGGACGCGTCCAAGGTTGACCGCTCGGGTGCGTATATGGCGCGTCTGATAGCCAAGACTATCGTCGACTCCGGTCTTGCGCAGGAATGCCAGGTCGCGATTTCCTATGCGATTGGGAAGGCTGATCCGGTCGCCTTCACCATCGACACGCTCGGCAGTGGTGAATACTCCGACAAGATCCTGACCGAGGCTGCGCGTGAGGTGTTTCCGCTACGCCCAGGAGCGATCATTGACGCTTTGGGGTTGCGAGCACCCGGCTACACCCGCTACTCGACCTACGGACACTTCGGCCATGCCGGTTTGCACTGGGAGAACTCGTTCGCTCACGTCGACGCATTAAAGAAGGCGGTGACCACACATGCTCATGAAACCAATGCCCATCAGTGAACTCAAGCCCGCTGACTACAATCCGCGTAAAGACCTCCAGCCTGGCGATGCCGAATACGAGAAGCTCAAGCGATCCTTGACCGAGTTCGGCTACGTCGAACCCGTCATCTGGAACTCCACCACTGGCAACATCGTCGGTGGACACCAGCGTTTGAAGGTGCTCGAAGATCTCGGCCACACGGACGTGGACGTGATCGTTGTTGAGCTCGATGAGACCCGCGAGAAAGCACTCAACATCGCGCTCAACAAGATCAGCGGCGAATGGGACAACGACAGACTTGCCCTCCTCATCGCCGACCTCGATGCTTCGGATTTCGATGCTGAACTCACCGGTTTCGACGACGCCGAAATCCAGCAGTTGATCGGCTCCTTGGATGAGAACGAGGTTGAGGACGACGACTTCGACCTTACCGCCGCACTCGAAGCATCCGCGTTCGTGGAGCGTGGGGATATCTGGACGCTTGGCCGTCACCGACTCGTGTGCGGCGACGCCACCAGCGTCGAGGACGTCGAGTTGTTGATGGATGGTAAACGTGCGAATCTTGTGTTGACTGATCCGCCATATAACGTCGCCTTCGAATCAGGATCCGGATTGTCCATCAAGAACGACAAGATGGATGGCGATAAGTTCTACGATTTCCTGCTATCAGCGTTTTCGAACATGGTGGGCGTGTGTGAGAAGGGCGCGTCCGCGTATGTGTTCCACGCTGACACTGAAGGCTTGAACTTCCGCCGCGCCTTCGTTGAGGCAGGCTTTTACCTGTCGGGCTGTTGTATTTGGGTTAAAGATTCCCTCGTATTGGGACGTTCCCCGTATCAGTGGCAGCACGAGCCGGTGCTATTCGGGTGGGTGAAGACGGGTAAGCACAAGTGGTACGCCGACCGGAAACAAACCACGATCTGGAACTTCGCCAAGCCCCGCCGTAATGCTGACCACCCGACCAGCAAGCCGCTGGATTTGTTGGCGTATCCGATCGGGAACTCCACGCAGGCCAACGCGATCGTGCTCGACACCTTCGCAGGCTCAGGCTCCACACTCATGGCAGCTGAGGCAACCGACCGCATCTGCTATTGCATGGAGCTTGATGAGAAATACGCGAGCGTTATTTTGCGCCGTTATGCCGAACATACAGGGGACGCTGCCGGGATTACTTGCCTGCGAGGCGGCAAGGAATACGCGTATTTGGATTTGGTGCGCGATGTTGAGGGGGGTGAACCGTGAGTGAGTTGACGTTGGGTTCCTTGTTTGATGGCTCGGGTGGTTTCCCTCTCGCAGGTATTCAGGCGGGTATTCGTCCTGTGTGGGCGAGTGAAATCGAGCCATTCCCGATTCTCGTTACGACCCGCCGTCTGCCGCAGCTCACTCATGTGGGTGATGTGACCACGGTCAACGGGGCTGATGTTGATGCGGTGGATGTGATCACGTTTGGTTCTCCCTGCCAAGACCTATCCGTTGCAGGTAAACAAGCAGGCCTGGCGGGTGAACGCTCGGGTCTGTTCTTTCATGCTGTACGAATTATTGACCAGATGAGGAAAGCAACCCATGGAATGTTTCCACGCTACGCGATCTGGGAGAATGTCCCTGGCGCGTTCTCCTCACACAAAGGATCCGATTTCGCCACCGTCCTTACCACGCTCACGCGCATCGTCGACCCGAGCACGCCTGATATGCCTGTCCCTGAGGGTGGATGGCCGTACGCGGGATGTGTCATGGGTGAGGGATTCTCACTGGCATGGCGTGTACTCGATGCGCAACATTTCGGCCTCGCCCAACGACGCCGCCGCATCTACCTTGTCGCAGATTTTGCAGGCCGATCCGCACCCGAGATTCTTTTTGAGCCCGCGAGCTTGCCAAGGAATCCTGAATCGTGCGGCACGCAAGAACAAGACCATGCCCACACCCCTGAAGCAAGCCTTGGAGGCCGTAGCAGCTCGGTGATGTTGTTGGATCATCATCCGCAGGACTCGAGGTTGACCGTTAACTCCTCGGGGGTGGTGCAGACGCTGACTGCCCGGATGGGCAACTCACCCACCAACGTCCCCATCCTCCTCGACGCCCCAGAAGAACGCAGGGTGTTTGGCCTGAATTCGATCCACCAGTCCCGCAGCGGTGGCGGCCACTACGGCTACGAAGCGGAAGTGTCGAAAACCCTCGACTTGAAAGGCGGGGAGCCGACCTGCAATCAGGGCGGCATGGTCATCTTGGAGCCCGTCTATGCCGCATCCAAGGCCGACTATTTCACCCGCGTCACCAAGGATCAGGCAGGTGCGCTGCTGGCCACGGATTACACCGATCCGCCCATGGTCGCCAGCTCGTCGCTGTGCCCCAGGCGGTTGACGCCGGTCGAGTGTGCCCGGTTGCAGGGGTTTCCTGACGATTGGTGTGACGGTCTTGCTATCGAGGATCCGACAAGCGAGGACATCGAGTATTGGACGGGCATTTGGGCTACCTGGAACTTGGCGCGCGGCGTGAAACCACGAACCGCACGCCAAGTCACTACTTGGTTGGAGAATCCAACCAGTGATAGTGCCCAGTACAAGTTGTGGGGTAACGCGATCGCTTTGCCCGTTGCTCGCCACGTCCTTGAAAGACTGAAGAATTTTGCTCGCGCAGGGACTGGATAAGCACTCGCACCTATGGCTGTATGTACATGACCAAACAAACCCCGACAAGGGGGAAACATGAGATGGAGGATGGTCATGAGTGATCTACATATCGAGATCAGCGAGATGCTGGAGGCAGGCATCAACATCTGGGACATTGAAGAAGCCCTCGACATTGCACGAAAGTGGAACTTCTCCCTGGTTGCCGGTGCGATCGAACACGACCCGCATGGCTATCTGCGACTGGTTGATTCTTGGTTTGAACAGGTGACCCGATGACCACGATCGAGTTTACCCCGAACAAGGCTGGGCGTAAGAAACTCGCCGAAGTCATCGCGGAACATCTTGGCGTGAAAGCCAGGTATGCTGGCATGCCCACCTTTGACTATCTGATTGGTGAGGCGCGGTTGGATCGGGACTGGGTGCTCCACCTCCCAGACAACGCAGACGGCGACGCGATAACCGACGCCGCGAGCGCGGCCGGGTTTGCGCCTGCGGGTGAGGTTTACGGACTCACGCTCACATTCCCCACGACCAGGTGGGACGAGGCCACAGGCGCGAAGCTCGACGCCCTGCTCGCCTCCAAGGGAGCACTCATCGCTAAGGCACTGGTTATTCCTGCTACGCCCATGGCGATCGATGAGGCGGAAGGGACCGTTGAGTTTGCCTGGTTTGACCAGCTCCCAGATGCGGAGGTGATTGAAGCGGTCAGCGTGCTGATTCAGCTCATGATCGAGCACGCGAAAACCGCCACGAGAGTCTCCGCGAAGCCTGCCAAGACAGGTGGAAATGACAAGTATGCGATGCGCTGCTGGTTGCTGCGCCTGGGCATGATCGGCGACAACTACAAGCACGTGCGCCGAGTCCTGCTAGCGAATCTGGAAGGCAACGCAGCATGGAAAACCCTGCCCAAATCCGACCACTGAGTTCCTTGCGGAGAACCGGCGAAAAGCGACTGGATAACCGCGCACACCTATGGCTGTATGTACATGATCGAACAAGAAATAAAGGAGCGAGGTCATGAATACCAGCAAGGTCACGATGGAGCAGCTGCAGATCGCGACCGACAGCTACGGCACGGTTATCGCCTACGGAGACTTCGTCCTCGCCTCGGCATACCGGCACCTGGGCAAAGGCCGGATCGGAAACGACGCCCGCGTCTACAAACTCGCCGAGCAGCCCATCCCTGGCTGGGGATCGGACGCCCGCAGTTTCATTGAATGCGAACTCGCCCTGGTTGCTGAGGCTGAGGAACTGTTCGAAGACGCCGGCCACGCCATCGCCTGGGCGCTTGCCCACACCAACTAACCAGCACAGGAAGGAGCCTGAAGGGCGTGATGCGCACTCTCGACACCTACACGCCGACCCGATTCATGGCCACAGGCTCACGCTACGACAAGCGTAAAGCCGACTTCGCGGTCGCGTTCATCCAAGCCTTAAAGCACACCAAAGGCCGCTGGTCAGGCAAGCCCTTCCAGCTCATCGACTGGCAAGAGCAAATCATCCGCGACCTGTTCGGCACTGTCAAAGAAGACGGCTACCGCCAATTCACCACCGCCTACGTCGAGATACCCAAAAAGATGGGCAAAAGTGAGCTCGCCGCCGCAATTGCGCTACTACTCACCTGCGGGGATGGTGAAGAACGCGCTGAAGTGTATGGGTGCGCGGCTGATCGCCAGCAAGCATCCATTGTGTTTGAGGTCGCAGCGGACATGATTCGCATGAGTCCAGCGCTGTCCAAACGCGTCAAGATTCTTGCCTCGCAGAAGCGGATCATCTACAAGCCCACCAACTCCTTCTACCAGGTGCTGAGCGCGGAGGCGTATTCGAAGCACGGGTTCAACATCTCCGGCGTTGTCTTCGACGAACTCCACACCCAACCCAACCGTGCCTTGTTCGACGTCATGACGAAAGGATCAGGCGACGCGCGCACCCAACCCCTGTACTTCCTCATCACGACAGCGGGTACCGACACGCATAGCATTTGTTATGAGCAACACCAAAAAGCCCAAGACATCCTAGATGGCAAAAAGCACGACCCCACGTTCTACCCGGTGATCTATGGGGCGGCGCAAGATGATGATTGGACCGACGAGGACGTGTGGCATAAGGCTAACCCGAGCTTAGGGATCACTGTCCCGATCGAGAAAGTCCGCCAAGCCTGCACGAGCGCGAAACAAAACCCAGCCGAAGAAAACACATTCCGCCAACTTCGCCTCAACCAATGGGTCAAACAAAGCGTGCGGTGGATGCCCATGCACATCTGGAACCAAAACTCAGCACCCGTCGACCTGTCAGATTTGGAAGGACGCGTGTGTTACGGCGGCCTCGACTTGGCTTCCACGACGGACATCACTGCTTTCGTTCTCGTATTCCCACCCTACGGGGACGATGACAAATATACGGTCGCGCCATGGTTTTGGATACCCGAAGACAACCTCAAACTAAGGGTTGCCCGTGATCACGTGCCCTACGACCTGTGGCAACAGCAAGGCTTCCTACAAACCACTGAGGGCAACGTCGTCCACTACGGCGCAATTGAAGCCTTCATCGAGCAACTCGGTGAACGCTTCGATATCCGCGAGATCGCATTCGACCGGTGGGGCGCAGTCCAAATGAGCCAAAACCTTGACGAAGCAGGTTTCACGGTTGTTCCGTTTGGGCAAGGCTTCAAAGACATGAGCCCACCATCCAAAGAACTCATGAAACTCGCTTTAGAGGGAAAACTGGCACATGGCGGGCATCCAGTGCTTTCGTGGATGGTAGACAACATTCACGTCCGCACCGACCCAGCAGGAAACATCAAACCCGACAAACAAAAGAGCACCGAGAAGATCGACGGCGTCGTCGCAACAATCATGGCCCTCGACCGCGCCATCCGAAACGGCACCGGGCACGTCAGCGGCAGTGTTTATGACGAACGCGGCCTACTCGTGCTGTGAGCACGCTCATGGATGAACGCGCCGATGCCTGCGCCGATCAGTCCCAAGATCGAGTAGGCGACGCCGTAGATGAGGGCTGAATCGTTGTAGTACACGAACAGTGTGGTCAAGAACCCTGCGAACGGGGCCAGTAGCCACCACCAGCCGAACCCGTGGCGTGCCCCATCGATAACGCTCAAAACGATGGTGAGTAGTGGAAACGCGAGGAAGAGCAACGCGATGAACCACTTGGCGTTGGGATCGCTCAGCCTGCTGATCCACATGGAAATGAGCGGCAACAACCAAAATGCCGCTAGCAGGACACTCATCAGTGCCCACGACTGTTTTGAGGGCGCTTTCATATTCCAATTCTACATGTGAAAGGACACCGCATGAGTTTTCTGAATTGGCTGCGTGGCGACACCACCCGCTCCGCTGACGATCACGCGATCAGCTCTGGCTACAGCTTTTTCTTCGGGGCAACGAGCTCTGGCCGTCCGGTGACAGAACGCAGCGCGATGCAAATGACCGCCGTCTACTCATGCGTGCGGATTTTGGCTGAAGCTATCGCGGGTCTGCCGTTGCATGTTTACCAGCAGAGCAGTGATGGGGCGAAGGTGAAGGCGCTCGACCATCCCTTATACCGGCTGTTGCATGATGAGCCGAACCCTGAAATGACATCCTTTGTCTTTAGGGAAACTCTGATGACGCATTTGCTTCTTTGGGGTAATGCGTTCGCCCAAGTGCTGCGCAACGGTAAAGATGAAGTGATTGGTTTGTATCCGTTGATGCCGAACCGGATGATGGTGGGGCGCGACGAGGCTGGGCGACTCTATTACGAGTATCAGCGCACCTGGGACGAACCAGCTGGACGCTTCGACACGGTGCGACTCTCGGCGCGCGAGGTGCTGCACATTCCAGGGTTGGGCTTTGACGGGCTGGTTGGTTATAGCCCGATTGCGATGGCAAAGAATGCCATCGGCCTCGCCCAAGCAACAGAAGACTACGGCGCATCGTTTTTTGCTAACGGTGCTGCACCTGGTGGTGTGTTGGAGCATCCGGGAACGATCAAAGACCCCGCGCGCGTTAGGGAGTCCTGGCAGTCCACGTTCGGCGGAGCCCGGAACGGCAACAAGATCGCCGTGTTGGAAGAGGGCATGAAATACACGCCCATCTCCGTCAGCCCAGAACAAGCTCAATTCCTTGAAACGAGGAAGTTTCAGATCAACGAAATTGCTCGAATCTTCCGCATACCCCCGCACATGATCGGCGACCTCGAAAAATCCTCGTTTTCCAATATTGAGCAGCAGTCGTTGGAGTTTGTGAAGTACACGTTGGACCCGTGGGTGATCCGGTGGGAACAGGCCATCACCAAAACACTCCTCAGCTCGCGTGAAAAACCTGGCGTGTATGTGAAGTTCAACCTCGAAGGCTTGCTACGTGGGGATTACGAATCCCGAATGAATGGTTATGCGGTGGCAAGGCAAAACGGCTGGATGAGCGCCAACGATATCCGCGAACTAGAAAACCTCGATCGCATCAGTCCCGAGGCTGGCGGCGACCTCTACCTCGTCAACGGGAACATGCTCCCGCTCAGTCTCGCAGGTGCATACGCGCAGACAACCGGGTCTGAATCGGAGCCTGAACCGGCTGAGGAACCTATGAGTGAATCTTCTGTAAGGAGGAGGATATGAGACGTTTTTGGAACTGGCTCACACCAGAGCCATCAACTGACCCGGACGCAGATGCAGTCCGGGTTTTGCGCATTAGCGGCACGATCGCTGAAGAATCCTGGTTCGATGACGACATCACACCCAGCATCTTCGCCAGCGAGTTGAACGCTGGGTCGGGGCCGGTGACGATCTGGCTCAACAGCCCGGGTGGTGATGTGGTGGCTGCGGCGCAGATCTACAACATGCTCATCGACTACCCAAGCCACGTGACCGTCAATATCGACGGGATCGCCGCATCGGCCGCGTCCGTGATCGCAATGGCCGCATCCACTGTTGCCATGTCGCCGGTGTCGATGTTGATGATTCATAACCCGGCCACCATGGCGGTCGGCGATAAGGACGAACTCGCACGCGCCATGTCGATGCTTGATTCGGTCAAAGAATCAATCCTGAATGCATATCAGGAAAAGACGGGCATGAGTCGGGCGAAGCTGTCCAAGCTCATGGACGCTGAGACGTGGATGGATGCGCGGGCTGCGATCGACATGGGTTTCGCCGACGAACTCCTCACCAACCAACGCGACCCAATGTTTGCGATTGAGCCGGACAACGAGCCGGATGACGATGAGGACGAGGCCGAGTCACCAGACGAACCCGACGAAGACGACGAGGATGAAGATCCGAAGCACCCTCCGTTCCCGCCCAAGAACGCGGATCTTGGTGTGGTGTTCTCCCGCCGCGCATCCGAACAAAAGCTCGTCGCACATCTGACCGCCACATCTCCGCCGTCGAAGCTGGTGCGACCACCACGCCCCGCCATTCAACCCGCCGTGCCTGTTGGTCGGCGGGTTTGTGATTTGTACGCCGAACTAGTCAATCAACCCCACTGAAAGGACCAACACTTATGACAACCTCTATGACTGTTTCTGACCTTCGCACCAAGCGCGCAGATGTTTGGGAGCGCGCGAAGGCTTTCCTTGACGAGCGCCGCGACACCACAACTGGCTGTCTGTCTGCTGAAGATGATGCGCAGTATGCGAAGATGGAAGCCGAGATCGATCGTCTCACCAATGAGATCGCCCGCTCCGAACGAGCACTGCGCCGCGACGCCGACCTCGCCAAGGCAACCAACACGCCGCTCACCTCCATGCCCGGCATGGATCCTGATGATGAAGCCAAGCCGACTGCACCGCGCGCGACCGCCTCGTACAAACGGGCGTTTTGGGACGCGATGCGGCTCAACGCTTCTCCGATGGAAGTCCGCAACGCACTGTCTGAAGGCGTCGATACTGAGGGCGGCTATCTGGTGCCGGACGAGTTTGAACGCACCCTGATCTCCTCACTGGAAGATCAGAACATCATGCGCTCCTTGGCGAAGGTCATTCAAACCACTTCAGGGGATCGCAAGATCCCGGTCGTTTCCACGCATGGCACTGCCGGGTGGCTCGATGAAGGTAAACCCTATACCGAGTCGGATGAGGCCTTCACGCAGGTCACGCTGTCGGCGTTTAAGCTCGGCACCTTCCTCAAAATCAGCGAGGAGCTGCTCAACGACGCCGCGTTTAATGTCGAGCAGTACCTGGCGGCGGAGTTTGCTCGCCGTATCGGAGCGGCCGAAGAAGAAGCCTTCCTCACCGGGGACGGAAAAGGTAAGCCCACCGGCATCTTCGCAGCGACCGGGGGCGGTGAGAAGGCTGTGACCACGGGCAAGGCGAGCGACATTACCGCTGATGAGCTCATCGACCTGCACTACGGTTTGCGTGCTCCGTATCGTAAAAACGCGGTGTGGCTGATGAACGACTCCACCGTGAAAACCATCCGCAAGCTCAAGGACGGCAACGGCCAATATCTGTGGCAACCCGCCCTGACAGCAGGAACCCCAGACCTTGTCCTTGGCCGCCCAGTCCACACGAGCACCTTCGTGCCTGAAATCAAGGCTGGTGCCTCGACGGTGGCTTTCGGTGACTTGTCGTATTACTGGATCGCCGACCGACAAGGCCGATCCTTCAAACGCCTCAACGAACTGTTCGTCACCACCGGACAGGTCGGCTTCCTAGCCTCGCAGCGACTGGACGGCAAACTCGTCCTACCCGAGGCCGTGAAGCTGCTCACCCAAAAGGCCGGAGCATAACAAACCCCGCACATGGAGAGGAGGTGGCCGCAATGACCACAACAGAGCTTATCGATCAGGTGAAAGCGAACCTGCTCATCACTTTCAACGATGACGACAAGCTGATCGGCGCGCTGATCAATGCGGTCACCTCCTACGCCTGCTCCTTCCAACACTTGCCCGAAAACCACTACGAAACACACGAGATGTCTGGGGCAACCAGGCAGGGCATCGTGATGCTCGCTTCTCATTTCTACGAGTCGCGTGATGGTTCCACGGCAGGATTCTGGTCCGATAAGCCAGATGCGGCGCGGGCGGTATGGAACGCCGTCAACAACCTGCTACGCCTAGATAGGGATTGGAAGGTGTAGACCGATGGCATCTCTTGGATCCATGACCACCATCATCGACCTTATACAGCCAACGGTTATCCGCGATAAGGCGGGGTTCACCACCACACGCGACGAAGTACGAGCAACAGTGCGGGCGCAAATCGAGGTTCGGCACGCCAGCGGAGCGTGGGTGAACCGCGCCGCGTACTCACAGGCCGATGTCCTCTTCCGCATCAGATCTTTTCCCGGACTGTCCGTGACCACGAATATGCAGATCAGCGGCTCAGACGGGCGGTATGTGATTGACGCCGTCGAGTTGATCGGCCGTTACGTGGAGATTCTTGCCCACCAGACCACGCCCGAAGGAGAGGCCCATGGCTAGAGTGCAGATCCGCCTGCCCAACGCGTTCATTGATTCCCTTGACGCTGCCAGCTGCGTGCTCGAAACCTTGGCGGATGAAGTGTTGGAGGCGGGAGCCGCGGTGGTGGAGCCGCGCATGCGAGCAAACCTCACGAGCGCGATCGGACGCTCCACCAAGAATCCCTCGCGGTCAACAGGACAACTACTCGCAGCGTTGGGCACAAGCTCGGTGAAGGTGAACGCGAAAGGTGATCACAACATTAAGGTCGGCTTCGCTGAGAACCGCCGAGACGGCAGAGCGAATGCGTTGATCGCCAACGTCCTCGAACACGGACGCTCCAACCAGCCCGCACGCCCGTTCCTTGCACCCACTAGGTCGCAAACCCGGCGTGGTGCAATCGAAGCCATGAAGGCGGCGCTCACCACGCGGATTGAGCAGGTTAAACCATGACCGCACTCCTCGAACAACTCACGAACATCGCTGACAAGCTCGGGATGCCGTTCGAAGTCGGTCTCTACACGGCAACGCCAGCACCAGATACGTATCTGGTGGCAACCCCGCTGACAGACATGTTCGACGTGTTCGCCGATAACCAACCCAGTATAGAGGTTGAGGAAGTTCGCCTCGCACTCTTCACTCGCAGCAACTATCTCGACCTGCGCAACCGCATCACCCGCGCCCTGCTCGACACTGGACTGACGATCACTGCCCGCAGCTATGTCGGCTTCGAAGCGGATACCGGATTCCACCATTACGCGATAGACGTCGCAACCCACCACACCTACACATGAAGGAGCATTACTCATGGCGACTATTGGTTTGGACAAGCTCTACTACGCCACCATCACCGAAAACCCCGATACGGGTGAGGAGACCTACGCCAAACCCAAACCCCTCGCCAAAGCGATCTCCGCAGAACTGAGTGTTGAGGTTGCTGAAGCGATCCTGTATGCCGATGACGGGCCGAGTGAGATCGTCAAGGAATTCAAATCCGGAACCCTCACCCTCGGTATCGATGACCTGGGTGGTGAAGCAGCCGCAGCCTTGACGGGTGCGACCGTGGATTCCAACGGGGTGCTCATTTCAGCTTCCGAGGACGGCGGCAGCCCGGTGGCGATTGGTTTCCGCGCAGCACGCTCCACGGGGAAGTATCAGTATTTTTGGCTCTACCGGGTCAAGTTCGCCCTGCCCACCGAAACCCTGGCAACTAAAGCCGACTCGATCACGTTCTCCACCCCGAGCATTGAGGGCACGATTCTGCGCCGCAACAAGCCAGACGCGAAGGGGCGTCATCCGTGGAAGGCCGAAGTCACCGAAGGTGGCACCGGGGTTAAGCCCGAGACGATCACGAACTGGTATGCACAGGTTTACGAACCCGCCAGCACCACATCTGAAGCCTAAGGAGCATGAGCCATGACAACCAAGAAGAAAACTGAATCAGTTGTTGACCCAGGGCGCTCCGCCACTGTCAGCATCGGCGGTACCGACTGCGAGCTTGTCTTGACGACGAAAGCCACGCGTCTGATCGCCGAGCGATACGGCGGGCTCGAACACCTGGGCAACGCCCTCGAAACTTCCGACGATCTGGGCAAAACATTGGGTGAGGTGATTTGGCTAATCACGCTGCTGGTCAACCAGTCCATCCAGATCCACAACCTGCGCCACCCAGACGACAAGCGCCCAGAGCTGAGCGAGGACGAGGTTGAACTACTCACCGTTCCCGCTGATCTGGCGGACTATCGCGGCGCGATCGCCGAAGCCCTCCAGCGCGGAACACGACGAGACATCCTTACCGAGCCAGCCCCAAAAGCACCACCGACGGACGAATAGTCGAGACCGATCAGGCTGTGTTCACGCGGCTGACCTACATTGGAATGGCCCACCTTCACCTATCACGCGTGGAAGTGGGTCTGACTGTCTTCGGAGAACTCCTCGACCTCGTGGACTGCTGGCGCATCGAAACCGGACGAGCTGAGCCGCTGCGTCAATGGTTCATCGACGACGTCATCCCGCCAGGGATTTAGTAATTTCGATGAGTCATGGGTGATTCGTTCACGAGACGATGGAATTCCTTACGTGCTGCATCTTCGATTTCGTCCCAAGTAAACAAATCCTTGAGGTACGTGCAGCGAGAAGTATTCGTCTCCATCTCAAGCATGGTTTTCAATACTTCCTTGTCGTTTTTTAGGAGTCCCAACGCTTCGAGGATCCATAGGCGAAGCTCAGGTCGACGAGTGAACGAATGGCTTTCCCAAACCTTTCGAGCCAAGAGTTCCTTATAGCTTCGCTTTACTTTGTTTCTCCTTGCAGTTTCAAAATCAAAGTATTCCTTCGATAGAAAAACTGACGTAGCGTGAGTCCGGATCGAGAACCACCAGCGGTTGTCGTCTTGTTGAGGGAAACACGTCTCGAAAGCATCAGCAAGCGGCGTAGGTCCATTTAGCTCAGCAAGCACAGCTCCGAAATCTTCTGCACTCATTCCCATAGGTTTCCCCTTCGTTTAGCAATTTGATCCCTTTTCATTATCCCTTCGAGGAGGTGACTTTGCCATGGCCGACTCCAGTTTTGGTTTGAAGATTGGGCTTGAGGGTGAGCGTGAGTTTAAGCGTGCGATTACGGATATTAACCGTGAGATGCGTGTGCTTGGCAGTGAGATGAAGCTTGTGGCGTCCTCGTTTGATAAGAACGACAAGTCTGCCGAAGCCTTCACGGCCCGTAACCAGGTGCTGGGCAAAGAGATTGAGGTGCAGAAAGCCAAGATCGAGACCCTACGCGCCGCACTCGAAAACTCCGCTACGAGCTTTGGTGAGAACGATTCGCGGACGAAGAATTGGCAGATCCAGCTCAACAACGCAGGCGCGGAGCTCAACCGGCTCGAAGGCGAACTCAAAGCCAACAACGACGCCCTCTCTGATTTCGGGAACGAGGCAGACGGTGCGGGCGACGATGCTAAAGACGCCGCCAAGGACGCAGGACGTCTTGAGGGCGCGGTGGATGATCTCGGTGACGAGATGGACACCACCAGTTCCAAGACCCGCATTTTCGGCGACGTGTTGAAAGCCAATCTTGCCTCCGAAGCCATCATCGCCGGGGTCAAGGGTATCGGGCATGCGATCGCCTCGATTGGTCGCGGCATGGCCGGAGCCCTCAAAGAAGGCGTGGAATACAACGCGCGTATGGAGCAATACTCCACGTCGTTTACGACGATGCTTGGCGATCAAGCCAAAGCTCAGAAGCTTGTGAATGATTTGAAGGCCCAGGCGGCGAAGACTCCGTTTGGTATGGAGGACCTCGCGGGCAACATGCAAACCCTCCTGAGCTTTGGCATGAGCCTTGAGGATGCGAAAAAGCACCTGAACGAAATCGGCGACATCTCCCAAGGTGATGCGGTGAAGATGGAATCGCTCACGCTCGCCTTCGCCCAAATGTCTTCGACCGGCAAGCTCACGGGTCAGGACTTGCTGCAGATGATCAACGCCGGATTCAACCCGCTCGAAGAGATCAGCCGCAAGACCGGCAAAAGCATTGGTGAGCTCAAGGAGGATATGGCCAAGGGTGCTATTTCGGCTGACATGGTCGCTGACGCATTCGCCAGTGCTACTGCTGAAGGCGGGCGTTTCTACGGGGCCATGGACGCCCAATCCCAAACCTTTTCGGGCCAGTTGGCGACGATGCAGGATGGGGTTGAAAATCTCAAGGGGTTGTTGGCTGGTGGTCTGTCGGAGGCGTTGGCGGGTTCGGTGTTGCCGATGCTGAACGGGTGGATCGACGAACTCACGGCAGCGTTCGAAGAAGGCGGAACACCCGCCCTCATCGACACCCTCGGCACCGTCTTACAGGAAGCTCTCGCATTTATTGCCGAGCAGCTACCGATGGTGGTCGAGACCGGCATGAGCATTTTGACCGCGCTCCTTGAAGGCATTATCAAGGTGTTGCCACAAGTAGCAGAAACAGCCGTGACGTTGATTATCGCTCTGGTCGAGACAATCATCGAAGCGTTGCCGTCCCTGTTGGAGGCGGCGATACAGATCATCGCCACACTGGTCTCTGGTATCGGCGAAGCACTACCGGAACTGGTTCCTGCGGCGGTGGAGATGCTCATGGCTTTGGTACAGGGTCTGGTCGACAACCTCCCGTTGCTTCTTGATGCGGCGTTGCAGCTCATCACCGGACTTACCGAAGGCTTGATCGCTGCCATTCCCGTGATCATCGAAGCCCTCCCACAGATCATCACCGGGATTGTCACGTTCCTTGTGGGGGCGATCCCGCAGATCATCGAAGCAGGAATCCAACTACTCACCGCCTTGATCGGGGCGCTGCCTCAGATCATCACAGCGATTGTCGCAGCACTCCCGCAGATTATTACTGCAATCGTGGACGGCGTGGTTGGTGCTATCCCACAACTGATCCAAGCAGGCATTCAGTTGTTGACGGCTTTGATTGGGGCGTTGCCGCAAATCATTACAACTATCGTGGCCGCGCTCCCGCAGATTATCGGAGCTATTGTGTCGGCGATTGGTGGGGCGATCCCGCAACTCGTCCAAGCAGGCATCCAACTCTTGACCGCGTTGGTACGAAACCTGCCGCAGATTATTTCCACAATCGTCGCAGCAATCCCATCGATTATTTCTGGGATTGTGTCTGCTGTTGGTCAGGGCGTCTCAGCGATGGCCCAGGCGGGCAAAAACCTCGTCTACGGCCTGTGGAACGGTATCCAATCCTTAGCGGGGTGGCTGTGGAATTCGGTCTCGAACTGGGCATCAGGTATTTGGGACTCCATCACTGGCTTCTTCGGCATCCACTCACCGTCACGCAAGATGGCCTGGGCAGGACGGATGCTTGTCGAAGGCCTCGCAGGCTCCATCCGCACGGACGGCAACAAGGCTGTCACCGCAGCTTCAGGGCTCGCGCGCAACACGATAGACGCCTTCGCCGACCTTGAGGACGGGCTGGCCGTGCCGATCGAGGCGGTGGCAGACCTGCAAGTGCCGAGCGTTGACCTCACCCCACAACCCGTGACTGTATCTCAGCGAAGTACTGATGAAGCGGCAGAGCGTGTGGATGTCGCTGGGATCGTGGATGCGACTGCAAAGCGTATCCTCGGGTCTTTGGATATTTCGGTGACGTTGTCGGATGGGACGCTGGTGGGCAAACTCGCACCCGCCCTCGATAAACAACTTGCCCGCCTTGATCGGCGGCAGACCGTGATGGCAGGAGGATACTAACCATGTTCGGCTTCACCCTCAATAACCAGGTGTCTTCTGCTTCGCTGGGTCTGCGACTCACGGCACCCGTTGCGATCCCAGCGTCGGTGCGCAGGGCTGATGATATTGAGGTCAAAGGACGCGCCGGAACCCTCACGCGCTTCACGGGCTGGGAGGACACCGAGATCGATCTCGACCTCGCGGTGCCTGTTCGTGACGGGCTCGACCAGTATCGGCAGGCTGCTCACGAGCTGACGGGCTCTTCGACGATTGCGTTGACTGCCGAGCCTGGTGTTTACCGCAAGGTTAAGCACTGCGAAGTGAGCGAACTGCGCCGGGAGCTGTCGGGGTGGGGGTTCTTCACCGCGCGCCTGACCTGCCAGCCCTTCACGTACCTGACCGAGGGATTGAATCCGGTAACGCTCACTGCATCTGGGACGATCACGAACCCCGGCCTACTGGAAGCTGATCCGATCATCACAGTCACCGGCACCGGGGCGCTCTCGCTGACGATCAATACGAGCATTTATCACGTGAATTCGCCAGCAGGTTCCGTCACGCTCGACAGCGAACGTCTCGTCGCTCACGCCCACGGGAAAGTCCAGACCGATGCGCTCACCGACGCCTTCCCGACCTTCAAGCCTGGGATCAATCGCCTCACGCTCGGCGCGGGTATTTCGAAGATCGTGATCACGCCGAACTGGCGCAACCCCTAACACCCAACTCACTACATTCTCTGACGGCCATCCCTTCGTGGGGTGGCCACTGTTGTCTTTGGAAGGCTCCTCATGATTACGGTTCACGACCGCACCGCCACGACATTCACCACCACCGGGCTAGGAGTCTTGGATCGGGAGATCATCAATCCGATCGTGGTCGAGGAACTAGGTGGCGAATTCTCACTAACCTTCACCTACCCGGCAGACGGTCCAGCAGCCACGCACCTGACGCTTGAGAACATTGTGGCAGCGCCCGTGCCAGGGCTGGAGCAACGGCAGGGTTTCCGGATTAGCGAGGTTGTCACCACGCTTGACGGCATGCTCGAAGTGACGGCGTTTCACGTGTTCTATGATCTGGCGGCGAACCTCATCGCCGACACCTACGTGGTCAACAAAACCGCGAAAGGTGCACTCACTCAAATCCTTGGCGCGGCGAACACTAAGCACGGGTTTACTGCTACCTCGTCGGATACGGTGACCAGGTCTTCTGCGCGGTTGGTGCGCATGCCCATCACCGCTGCGCTCATGGACGCGGGCGAGGACAACACGCTCATCTCGCGTTGGGGCGGCGAACTGGCCCGCGATAATTTCCATATCCATCACGTGCCCATGCGCGGAGCCAACCATGGGGTGGTCATTCGTGATCGGAAGAACCTCACTGGCTTCGAATCATCCATTGATTTTTCGACGGTGGTGACGCGGATTCTGCCAGTCGGATACGACGGCCTACTCCTGCCTGAACTGTATGTCGATAGTCCGAAGTTGGGTGATTATGTGGTGCCGCGTATCCGCGTCATCCGCTACGGACAAGTCAAAGCCATCACCGACAAAGACAACCCGCGTGAGGGTGAACTCCCACTCGACCAAGCCCACTCTGAGCTGCGCCGACTAGCTGCAGCAGAATTCAGCGCAAGACATGTCGATGAGCCGTCGGGCTCGTATAAGGTGCGGTTCGTCGATCTCGCCACCACCCGTGAATACGCTGATCTTGCACGCCTGGAAACCGTCGAAATTGGCGACACCGTGACCGTCCGTCACGCTGATCTTGGGATTGCGCTCACGGCACGGGTGGTCGCTTACGAATACAACCCGCTCACGCTCCAGTACATCTCCGTTGAGCTGGGTTCTACTGCTCGGAAGTTCACGTCTGTCACCCGGCAGGTCAAAACCGCCGTCAATACGGCGGTGGCTGCGTCGGATGCGGCAGGATTCGCACTCGCTTCAGCGGATGGGAAGAACACCAACCACTACGGCAGCATCCAGCCCGCCAAGGCCAAGCTGGGTGACACGTGGTTCCGGCAAAATGGCGAACAGGTCGAGATCTGGATCTACCAGCTCACTGATACCGGGCAGCCCGGCTGGGTGGCACTCGCTACTGATCTGAATCATGCCCAGCTCGGTGCGGAACTCGATGCCGTCCGCACACAAGTCGGCCACGCCCTGCTTGCGGCCCAGGATGCACAAACCGCCGCCGATGCTGTCGCCACTCAGATGGCGTCGGCGCAGGTGGAGATTGACCAGGCCAAGACCGCAGCCGCTGGTGCTACCCAGTTGGCGCAGGATGCCCACGACATCGCGGTAACCTCGGATGGGCGGCTCACGGTTGCCGTTGTTGATCCTAGCGTAGCGGATGCGGCTGGCCGACCGGAGGGTGCGCTGTGGCAAGTGCGCGTAGACGGAGTGATCGCCCGCCAATATCTCCTCACCAACAACCAATGGGAACAAACACCGGTCGGTGCCGCGATGATCGGGCCGAAAGCGATCAGCCAAGCACACATCGCAGATGCCGCCATCGGCACCGCACACATCGCTGATGCCGCTATCACCGACGCGAAAATCAGTTCACTGTCGGCAGCCAAAATCACGGCTGGGTTCTTGGCGGCTGACCGTATCGCCACGGGAAGTATTACCTCCGACAAGCTGACCATCGCGAGTGGGTTCATCACCACCGCAATGATTGCCAACGCCGCGATCACGGACGCAAAGGTTGGCAGTCTATCGGCGTCGAAGATTACGACCGGTACCTTGTCGGCGGCACGGATCGCTGCCGGTTCGATTACCTCGGACAAGTTGACGATCGCTAACGGTTTTATCCAGTCCACGATGATCAAGGACGCTGCGGTCACATCGGCCAAGATTGCTTCGCTGGATGCTGGGAAGATCACCACCGGGTATCTGAACGCCGCTCGGATTGGGGCGCGGTCGATTACGGCCGACAAGCTCGCGACCAACGCCATCCAAGTAGGCCTGGCAGACTGGACGCAATCGATCCGCATTACGCCCACGCAGATCGCCTGGTATGACGGGACCACCCTGGAAGGCAAGATCACGAGCGCTGGGATGCAGTTTTGGTACGGAACCCGCTATATCGGTGAGTTTGCTCGGCGGGCTCATAAGGACAAGCCGAATGTGCAAGGCATCGTCAACCAACTTGCTTACAAAGGCGACTACGTCGCCTGGACCTACCAGAAGGCAGACGGCGGCACCTACTACACCTGTCTCACCCTTGACCCGAAAGGCCTGTTTTACGGGCAGGCAGGTATCCACCTCGGCTCCGATCTGCGAACAGGTGGCTACAAGTTCTACACGACGGGCTCACGATATGTGACCTTGCAGGACTGCACGCTGACGGGCAAGGGAACCTATTCGGGCTGGGTGGGGCAAAGCGGGCTGTCGAAGATCGTGTTTCACACCTACGACCTGATGGTGGTCACCAATGGGTCGTATTACAACATGACCCGCCTATTCGACCGCACCAAGGATTTGATGTCGCGAATGAACGCAATCCTGAGCTTACTCAATCAAGGCTGGATCACATCCATCTCCGGAACCGGGTCGAACATCACCTGGCGGTACTTCTCCAACACTGGCCTGTCGGCCATGTCCACCAACCTCGCATAAGTAAAAGGAAACACTGATGAAGATCATGCTCGCAAACCAGTATTTGCAACCCATCGCAGACCTACTCACCAATATGCCGCTCAAGGCGGCGCAGTCCCGTGCCCGCTCGAAACTCCTCACGCTAGTGAAGGAAGCGATTGCGCGATTCGGGGAAGATGAATACGACCTCGTCGCCCAATTCGCAACACTTGACGATCAGGGTCGCCCAGTGTTCGCCGACGATGGCACGTTCGTCCTCGCCGACCCTGACAAGGCCAGTGAATTCCTCGAAGCCCGTCAAGCCCTGCTCGCGTCGATCGCTGAAGTATCGGGGCCAACCTACGACGGCCACGACAAGGACGTGAAAGCATTTCTTGATGGCTATGAGGGTGAGCTTTCTGGCGAAGCGGCCGAGGCCTATGACGTCCTTTACGACGCGATCACCAAGGGTGGCCAATGACCACCGAGGAAGAAACGAACACGGAGCTGATTGAGCCCAACGGCAATGAGTCAACGCCTAGCGAAGAAGTGCAGCTACCCATCGTCCCGGTCGAATCCGATGCCACGCCCTCACCACCAGCAGAGACCATCGAAGCCCAAGAACTCCCAGCGCCCAAGGCGGCGTCCTTCGACTTGAGCCTGCCAATTCTCGAGGTCCTCACCGACCCGACCATGTAGCCCAGTACTACACCAATTTTTAGATGCCTTCACCCCAGATGGGTGTGGGCAATTTTTTATGCCCACGAAAGGAATCATTCCCATGTCTCTTCACGCCATCTGGCACGCCATCCAAACCGGGATCGCTGGTATTGGTGCCTGGCTCGCCGCTTATCTTGGAGGCCTCGACGGCCTCGTCTATGCGCTGATCGTCTTCGCTATCGCCGACTACATCACCGGGGTGCTGGCCGCCATCAACGAGCGCCGCCTCAGCTCATCCGTCGGTTTTAGGGGTATCAGCCGAAAGATCCTCATCTTCACTCTCGTCGGCCTGGCCCACCTCATCGACGTCCATATTCTCGGAGCACCCGGCGTGCTACGCGCGGCGGTCATTTTCTTCTACCTGTCCAACGAAGGCATCTCGCTGGTGGAGAACGCCACCCGCTTGGGACTGCCTGTCCCATCCCAGATGCGTGGGGCGCTCGATGCGATCGCCAACCGCGCCGAAACCAGGCCCTCACTGACCGAAACGACCACTGAAAACACAAAGGAGAACCAGTCATGAAGAATTGGAACACGCTTGAGGCCGACATCGACCTCATCATGAACACACACTACACACCCGGCCGCAACGGCAGGCGGATCGATAAGGTCATCATTCACCACAACGCCGGAAACCTCACCATTAGGGGCTGTTACGACGTGTGGCAAACCCGTCCTGCATCGGCCCACTACCAAGTCCAAACCGACGGCACAATTGGCCAGCTCGTATGGGATCGCGATACCGCCTGGCATGCAGGCAACTTTGCAGCCAACACCACCAGTATCGGCATCGAACACGCCGACGTGAGCTCCAGCCCGTGGGCTGTGTCGGAGGCGTGCCTCGATAACGGAGCACACCTCGTCGCCGCGATCTGCAAGTTCTACGGCCTTGGCCGACCCCAGTGGGGCAAGAACGTGTTCGGGCACAAAGACTTCTCTGCCACGGCTTGCCCGGCTTCTCTTGCTGGTTCCCAGCATGCCGCCTACATGTCCCGCGCACAGTCTTGGTATGACCAGATGAGCGGTAGCGCACCAGCACCCGCTCCTGCAGCACCGAACATCGACGCATTGGCTGACGCTGTCATTCGCGGTGATTACGGGAACGGGGAGGAGCGTAAGCTCCGCCTCGGAGCCAACTACGCGGCTGTCCAGCAGCGAGTGAACGAGAAGCTCTCTGGCAACACGCCGACGAAGCCAGCAGGGCCCAACATCGACGCGCTTGCCGACGCCGTGATCCGTGGCGACTATGGCAATGGTGAGGAGCGTAAGCGCCGCTTGGGCAACCTCTACGCCGCTGTTCAGGCGCGCGTGAATGCCAAGCTCGGCTACTAAACATCCGCGCCACGTCGGAGCGACTGATGTAGGACGGATTTTGCGGACATTCAAAATAAAAAAGAATGTGGAGGTAACAGACA